GCAGGTACTTATAACCCGATAACTCAATGATTTTAGGGTCAACAAGGATAAATTCAGCCGCAGAAGGGGACAGAAGGGTTAAGGCGGTGTGAATGATCCCGTTAAGAACCACAGATTTACCGCTGCCAGTAGTCCCGGCGATTAAGATATGCGTACTGTTGAGCATTGCCGCATAATCCTTGTTATAAGGTGCAGAAGGTAATACCCAGTTTTTCTCAACCTTCACAGAAGGGGCAGAAGGGGCAGAAGGGGCAGAAGGTCTAACAACCTGTACGGTCTGTGCCTGTCTCCATGCGATCTGTTCCCGCTTTTCCCTACGGGCTGCCTGTTTTGCGTAGTATTCTCTGTTATAGTCTTCACACCATCTTGCTAAATTGCCGAACATCGTTTTTTATCCTTTCCTTGTTTCCGATTGAGCGCAGAAGGGTTACAGAACATATACCCTTATAGTGTTATCTGCTTCTTCACCTTTCCTTTTACCTTTCCTATAAGTTTGTGACCCCGCCCACAAGGGGCGGACGCTTTCGGCCTAACACCTTTTTATACTTGCCGTGTCAAGTTATTCAACATAGACCCGCAGCTCCCATGAACCCCCGGCGGTGATAGAAGCAACCTTGCAGCGGTTTAAGGCTTTCGGTATGCTTTCCCGTCCGTCATAGCGGGCTATTTCTTCCCCGTCTTCATTGTCTAATACTATTACGATCTGTTCTTCCGGGATCATGCAGAAGAGTTTTTCAAGCGTCATTGTTTTTACCTTTCCTTTCTTTCCGTGTCCTGTCTCATCAGTACCGGGCGGACAACCCCGGCAGACGGGCAGAAAGCCCGTTTCGACTAATATAAACCGTCTGCAATTCTATTCAATATCCATACCCACAAGCCCAGAAGGGGCAGAAGGGTCAACAGATCGGGCAAAAGGGGCTTTTTCATTCAATCTCACCCCTTTCCAGTTTTGCAACGATCGCCGCCGCCCCCTTGGGGGTATAGACCCGGGCGGGGGTGTAGTCACAATACCAAGTAGCCCGCCCACGGTACACGCCGCCAAGCCATAACGGGAACTTGCGCCCCCGTATTTCTTTTCGGATTATGCAACCTTGCCAACCGCTTTCAATTATGTATTTTGTGCTTTTTTTCATATCCGTGCCGCCTTTCTATGCTACAAACTCGTTACCCATAACAGGGGCAACAAGTATCGGGCAAATTGCCGCAATTAGGTGTAAAATGCCATTTTCCCATATACCCACAAGAACCGGACTTTTATAGTCCTTTACATAATAAAGGGCGTTTTTCGGAAATTCCCTTGTAAACTTTTCTTGCAAGTATGCGACTTTTTCACCATTGCAAGCCGTCAATTTTAGCGCATTTCTGCGCCCATAATTCGAACGGATTTTTCCGTGTATAACCTCATCTGCTAAAATTCCATCCGTATTAAATGCTCTTGCAACCCCGGTTTTATATACGTTTTCATCTGTGCTATAAATTTTTTCACCGGGCAAGAAATACGCTACACACCCGTTAATGCTAAAATATGCGCCGTTTTCCGTATTTTCTACGGCTTTTATTTTGTCCGCATTTTCTGAAAGAATCTTTTCCGCCTTTTCATTCCATTTAATAATTGTCATTGTTTTGCCTTTCCCGGCTTTGTGCCGTTTCCGTTGCCCCTGTGGGGCTTTAATTTGAGTTTTAACAGGGTTTTCCCCACTTGCACGGCTTTTATATCACCGTGCAGCGCTTGCGGCTTAAGGGGCTATTTATACCCGCCGCAACGGGCCTTTTAATATCCGGCAATATGGCGGCATTGGCTTTCGTTGTGTAAATACCACGCAACCCCGGTTGCGGTTTTTTCGTACTTTTCACGGCTTGCGCTTTGATCGTTTAGCCGTTCGATTGCGTATTTATATCCGTGCCATAACTCCAGGAATACGCAATATGCCGTGCTATTGTCCTTGTAAAACCTTGTGGCAAATACGGGGTTATACTCGTATTTTTCATCGCCGTATTCGTAATATATACCGCTTTCAATGTTCTTTTTTCTTTCGTTGTAGGCGTGGATATATGCCGCTAAAAAATCACGGTTCAGATACTTTGTGCTTTCGCCCTGTGCTTTCAAGTTGTCCTTGAAATAAGATAATAAAGTGTTAGCCATTGTTTTACCCTTTCCGCCCTTGTGGGCTTTCCTGTTATTATGTGACCCCCGGAACAAGTCCGAGACGCTTGCGGCCTAACACCTAACCGCCGCAACGGGGGCGGACTTTACACCGTCCGCCCGTGGTGGGTTGTTTATGCTGCCTTGGTGATTTCTCTATAAATGAGATATGTCAACATATCGGCGGCGGCGCTTTCGCTGTATTTGGCTTTTTCCGTGTCGCTTTCCTCAAGGATCTTGCCCAGATCGTCAACGGCGGGGCGGTTGTAGTAATAGCAAGTGTCAAGAATACTGGGCAAACCGCTTGCCCAGCTTGCAAATAATTCCTGTCTGTTTTCCCGGCGGTTGTAGTCGTTGATATATTCCGCCTTGAATGTGTCCAGGATAACGGCGGCGATGGTGTTAAAATCGTCCGTTTCCGGGGCGTTCTCATAATTCCGCGGGCAATAATGATCTACTACATACTTTTTAATGTTTTCAATTGCCTTTTTACTGTTCGTTCTTAATGCCATTTTTTTACCCTTTCCGGCTTTCGCCTTTCCTGTTATAATGTGACCCCGCCCACAAGGGGCGGACGCTTTCGGCCTAACACCTAACCGCCGAAACGGGGCAAGCCTTTTGCCCGGCTTGCCGTGGGCTATCTGTTAACGGCTAATTGTGAATACGCTTTTATAGTCGTTGTCATAGATGGCGGTGATGTCGTATGTGCCGTCATAATTATTTCTCTGTGTCAAACGCTTGACCCAGGCGGCGCCGTTAAAATATCTTGCCCGTAAAACGCTTGTTAACTGTTCCAACACTCTTTCCTTTTCTGTGCATTCGGTTTTTAATACCCATTTACGCCCGATTTTTTCGTAAACCTGTTCAATGTAAATCTCTTTCATTGTCTTTCCCTTTCCGCCTTTCGGCTTTCCTGTTTAAGTTGTTGCCCCTTTCCCGGGGACAATTAAAGTATATACTATATAGTGTAATAATGCAAGGGTTATTTTAAACTATTTTATACTTTTTTAAAATAATATTGACACAATTTAATTAGCGGGTGTAAACTTTACCGCAAGGGGGTTAAACTGTATGCGACTAACAATAAGTGAACAAATCCGGCTATTATGCAGCCGGGCGGGGTTGTCCTTGTCCGATCTTGCACGGGCAACGGGACAAACGCCGCAAAACCTAAACAACAAATTAAAGCGGGATAAATTCACCGTACAAGAATTACAAGCCATAGCCGCCGCCGTGGGCGGTGAGATCGTCATAACCTGGATGGATAAAGACGGGAACGAGTTATTATAAGGGCGGGGGAAAAGCAACCCCGCTTTTTTATTGTGTCCAGGCTCACGGGGTACAAGATCACCACGGGCAAACCATCACGGGGTACACCATCATGGGGCAAGCCGGGCGGGGGAAAAGTATTTACAACCACTCCTAAAAGGTAAACACTATATAACTACCTTGAGCGCAGCGCACAATCTTATTAGCATTTTAAATAGATTTATTTGTCCACGCTGCCGGGTGTTTCCTAACCCCCATCCGCAACATTGTTTCGGAATGGATTGTATACAATCTCTGTTTTGTATACAATGTAAATCTCTGTAAGTGTTCCGATAAACAACATTTTAGGAATAGTTGAGCGAAAACCTTGATTTTTCAAGGGTTGCGGGGTACGGGTTGCACAGGGGCAAGGGCGGTTTACCGTAAAATGTGGTGTTATGTTAACCGTTTCCAGGCGATCCGGGCAAGGGGTACCCGGTCATTTGACACAGGGCGAAGCCGAGGGCGGGGTTACCATAGTCGGTACCGAAAGTACCCAAAGTTGGAAAATCCCCGAAGAATAAAAAAGACCATTCTACGGGGTAGGAAGTGTCGGAAAACACGGGGGTAGTATCAAACAAAAGGTGGAATATTGAAGGGAGTTGTTGACAGCAGGAGAGATATGGGTATAATAGGGGTATGAATGGCGATGCGAAGATATGCGAAAGAGATGCATTGATAGGTTAAGGAACAGATACGCATTGATTAGGAATTGAATCGAGAAGTCACGGAGAAGAATGGACAAGCAAGGGCAGATGATAAAAGCGATCTGTGCGAGTGAAGGGATAACGATAACGGAACTTGCGGAGAGGTTAGGAATATCCCGCCAGGCACTTTACAAGCGATTAGAAGGTGGGATGCGGTATGAGAGTTTTTATGAGTGCATAAGAGCATTAGGGTACGATTTGTATTATGGCAAAGAGGGGAAGGTGAGAAAGATTGAGTGAAGACACTATCAGCAGAGAAGCGGCGATAAATTCGCCCATTAAGATGATAGCACAGGGGCTTGATTGGGTACCCGTTTATCACCTTGAACAGTTACCATTAGAGAACCCGCAGTTAGAGGGAGAGTGGCTAAAGGTATCCGTAGAGGGATGGGACTTAAAGAAGCGTCCTATGATACGGTGTAGCCATTGTGGGTGGACATTCTCTGTAGCATTGAATCCACGGAACTTCTGTCCATCGTGCGGAGCGAAAATGAAATAGCGTGAACTTTCTTAAGCGGTAGAAAGGATAGTCATTAGAGGGACTCATTGAGAGTCCCTTTTTTATTTGCTTATGGAACTGATAGAGAAACTGATAAGTATGGGTGAAGGGGATGCTCTAAACGATGCGTTTGAGTTGACCCGTGAATTAGAGGAAAAGGGGTCTTATATCGGCACAGATTTCTCCGGGAGAGAAAAAAGGCACTATGACGAGGGGAATTTCACGAAAGCGCACGAATATTCCCGAGAGATCAGAAGTGCAAGTGCGAAACTGATAAGGGACTTTGGGGATGAGGATATGGTTCTCTTGAACAAGAGGACGCTTTTATTTGATGCCCCTCACAACTTTGATTGTGCGTTTAGGTATGCCGAGTGGAACAGACCCGTACAAAAGAGATTTTATGAGCCGAGAAGGAAGCAGTTAAAGAGGGCTGCGGATGCTATGCAGCGGTTAGAAGAGCGGAAGATACATAGGCTTCTTCTTATGTGCCCACCGGGAATCGGCAAGTCCACGCTTGCAATAGGCTTTATGGTATGGTCTGGAATGAGAAACTATGACCTGTCCATATTAGGGGTGTCTCACAATAATGCCTTTTTAAGAGGGGTGTATGACGAGATGCTCCGCTTTCTTGACCCTAACGGAGAGTATTTGTGGAGTGAAATATTCCCCGATGTCTTCATATCCAACACATTAGCCAAGGATATGAGAATAGATTTAGTCACGCAGAAGCGATTTCAGACCTTTGAGTTGTCCTCTGTAGGTTCTGGCAATGCAGGTAAGGTGAGAGCGACCAATCTTCTATACTGCGATGACCTTGTAGACGGTTTAGAGAGCGCAATGAGCATTGACCGAATGGACAAACTCTGGGGGCTTTATAACACCGATGCACGGCAGAGAATGTTGGGAGATTGTGCGGAACTTATTATCCAGACTCCGTGGAGTCTTCACGATCCCATTGATAGGTTGGAGAGTATGTTTGAGAATGACCCCGACACGGAAGTGATAAAGTTCCCTGCATTAGACGAGAATGATGAGAGCAACTTTGACTATCCGTATGGATTGGGGTACACGACCAAACAGTTCCACGACCAAAGGGAGATTATGGACGATGTATCCTGGAGAGCCTTGTATATGTGTCAGCCGATTGAAAGAGAAGGACAGTTATATGATCCCGAATC